CTGTTTTTTTGTGTTTTAGATGGAGCGTGAGGTATGCAAATAGGCAGAGCCGAGATATTCACGGATGAACGTGAGATCAACCAACAGAATATCCTACGAGTTTTGCAAAACGCATATGCGGTACACGCTGCAAACGCTGATAGGATAGACTATCTGTTGAATTTCGAAGCTGGGGTACAACCCTTGCCAAGACAAAAGGATATTCGACCAGAGATTGATGTGCGATCCGTTGATAACGTGGCGCATGAGATCACGGAGTTTAATCTTGGGTTTAAGTGGGGCAATCCGATTACGATTGTCCAGAGGGGCGAGAAGGATAGCGGATCGTCAGAGGAAACATACGCAATTTCGTTGCTTAATGAGTGCTATTCAGCCGAAAACATCAAGTCAAAAACGCAGAAACTTGGTCGTTTCGTGGAAATCGGCGGTATTGGTTACACATACGTCGATGTAAAGGCTGATGGTGATTTCGAAAACGGGGATGCTTACTTCTCTGTTGACGTTCTCGATCCAAGATGGACGTTTGTTGTTCGTTCAAGCAGACGAATCGACCACAAGATTCTCTTGGCGGTTACGTTTAGCCGAGGCGACGATGGCGTAAATCGGTTTACTTGCTTTACCGACAAATACCGCTATGAGATTCAGAATTACGAAATGCCAGACAAGAAATCCGGCGAATTGACGGATATTTGGGAGTATTCAACCGCTTCTGGCGGTTACATATACAAGAATCCGCTTGGAATGATCCCGATTATCGAGTGGGTACGTTCTCACGACAGAATGGGATGCTTTGAGCGGTTCATTGACGAATTAAACACGCTAAACTTGATGATTAGCGACTTTTCGAACGATGTAGAGCAAAACACACAGGCTATTTGGCATGGAAACGATGTTGCGTTTCCTGTTGACGAGAACGGTGAGGTTATTAAGCCAAAAGCTAATGAGTGGGTGCTTACGGAAACAACGCAAGACGGTAAACAGCCGTTTATTAAGCCATTGGTTATTGCGTATGACTATCCGGGAATGCTTAACAACATAGCGGCTCGTAGAGCATGGATTCTTGAAAAGGCAAATGTGCCAAGTACAAGCGACAATACAAACGGTGCTACGGGCGTTGCTATGGACGATGCGATTGGTTGGACAAAAGCCGAAACCGCAGCGGTTAAGCAACAAGGCATTATGGAAGCGTCCAAGATGGACGAGATAAAGGTCGTTCTGAAAGCAATTCAGAAGAATCCTAAACTTGAATCGGATAACCCGATGAAAGATTTGAGATATATAGACGTTGAACCGAATGTGAAACGCATGAAAACGTATGAAATGGTTACAAAATCGAATGCGTTTGCTACATACGTTTCTCATGGAGTTCATGGTTTACACGCACTTACGGCGGTCAATGCATTTAGTGATGTAAACCAAGTTTGGGAAGATTCGAAAGACTTGATTGAGAAATATCAGGCATCAATCTTCGACAAGCCAAGTAGCAATTCCGCTGTTGGCGGTGAAGGAGAAAGCGCACCGAACGCAGATAGGCTGTTTGGTGATGAAAGCGATCAAATTGACAATTCGCCAACGATTGACAAAAGGTAAGGAGTGGAAACATGGGAATTAGCATACCTACACTACCCATATCAAAGAAATATACGTCAGATACCGCAGAAGCTATGGGAGCGGTCAAAGGTCTGAATGCGCAGATTCAAAGCATTCAAGACAATGTGACGAGAAGTGGCAAAGTCGGTAGTCTTGTTACATACGCTTGGTATGATGGCGAGGATGTTCGTCAGACTAAAGAGGACTTCGTACCTTACGGAAAAGATGGTAGGGATGGACAAGACGGTGCTGACGGTGCGCCGGGAACTCCGGGTGCGCCCGGTAGGGATGGCGAAGATGGTGTAGGCATTTCCTATATCGCAAAGCCTGATCCTGATGTTCCGGCGATTGTCGTTCATTACACAGACGGTACATCTTCCTCACCTATCACGATTCCAACGGTACAGGGTGAACAGGGAGAGCCGGGAGAAGATGGCTTTTCTCCGTCAATCACAGTTCATACAAGTTCAAGTTCAACATATACGCTTGACATTACCGATGCAAGCGGTACATTTACGACACCGAATCTTAAAGGTAGTTCTGATACAGTTACGAAAAAAGAGATTACATCTAGTGTAGATGTGGGTGGAATCGCAAAGAACACGACATTTCCTGTCGGTACAGACTACGACGATATGTGGGATGCACTTCTTGACAAGACGATTTATCCGACATTTACCGATCCGTCAGCTTCTTTGACTTATTCCGCAGATTCCTATGTTGCCGTAGGTGGCACAATTTCAGCAAAATCAGCTACTCTTACATATAACGCTGGTGCTATTACGCTTGACGGTGTTAAACAGAACAATCGTGGTGGATCAGTTACAAGCTACGCAATCGCCACAACGGGAGCAGATACAGAGTATAGCGATTCAAGTGAGAGTTCTGGAGCGTTTAGCGTTCCGGCACTTACGAGAGCAACAAAGGGTACGATCAAGGTTACAGGAACAGTATCTTATGGTGCTGGCGCACAGCCAAAGGATTCAAAGGGCGCAGATTACGATGCTCCACTTCCGGCTGGTAGCGTAACGGCAGAAAAGACGGTTACATTTATTCAGCCGTTCTATTACGGTGTATCAAACAGTTCTACCGTGTCTGATTTTACAGGACTTACGGCTAATGTTACACCCAAAGGCAATAAGACGTTTAATTTCACTACATCAAATCAGTACATGGTATTTGCTTATGATTCATCGTATGGCAATTTGAAGAATATCATTGATCCGAATGGATTTGAAACAATCAGCGGTTGGACAAAATCAACATTGACAGTTGGTGGATTCTCATATTTCGTATATGTAGCAAATTCACCTACAACCGATACAAACGCAGCTTTCACATTCAAGTTTTAAGAGAGGTTAGAACATGATAAATGTTAGTCAAGCATTCCATAGAACATCGGCAAACCCGATAGACGAGAGCCTTGCCCTTACAAAAGCACAGATGCTTACTGTCAACGATAATCTGATGCCTAGCAAGTATCTCACGGTATGTCAGGATGATGGAAAAATCTATTTGTATGACAAAACGAACGAATCCGACGTTGAAACAGGACGATTCAGAGTGTTTGAAGGCGGTAGCACGGTAACGGTTGATCCTACGCCGATGCAAGGAAGCACAAACGCCGTATCTTCTGGCGGCACATACACCGCTCTTGCTGATAAAGTTGATAAAGTTTCTGGGAAACAACTTTCTACCGAAGATTACACGACAGCAGAGAAAACGAAACTGTCTGGCGTTGAAACAGGTGCGGAAGTAAATACTATTGAGGGGATCACGGTAAATGGTGATGCTATCACGCCGGATGCCAACAAAATAGCCGCATTGACGGTTCTTACAAATACGGTAAATAACCTGTTAAACTACTACACCAAGACGGAAACCTATACAAAATCAGAGGTTGACGCTCTTGTATCAGCGGTATCTGGTGCTACATTTGTGAGCGTTCAGACGCTTCCGACTACGGATATTCAGACAAATGTTATCTATCTTGTGCCAAAGCAGACGCCAGAAACAAGTAATATCAAAGATGAGTATATCAATCTTGACGGAACAACCGCTGGATGGGAGCTTATTGGAGATACGGGCATTGACTTGTCAAATTATGTAACGACAACGGCACTTAACACCGCTCTTGCAGATTACACGACAACGGCAGACCTAACTACGTTGCTTTCTGGAAAAGTTGATAAGGTAAACGGAAAACAGTTGTCAACCGAGGATTATACGTCTGCTGAAAAGACAAAACTTGCTGGATTGTCGAATTATGACGATACCGCACTTTCAGGTCGTGTTAGCGATATTGAGGATGTAGTACCGTCTACGGCAACTACATCAAACAAACTTGCTACGATGGCAGATGTTGTCAGCGGTGCTGGTGGACATATTATTGAGGATTCTACGGGCGTTGACATGACGACCAGAACAAATCTTCAATTCGTTGGTGCATCTGTTACAGACGATTCTACGAATGACAGAACGGTTGTTACAGTAAATACGTCAGATAAGGCAGATAAGGTGGCAAGTGCTACAAATGGTAACCTTGCTTCTCTTGATAATAACGGAAATCTTGCTGATAGCGGAGTAGCATCATCAGATGTTGTAACTACATCTTCAACAGCTGGACTTTTGAAGAATGATGGTACAGTTGATACAACTTCGTATGTTAGCGATATTTCAGGAAAAGCAGATAAGGTAACATCTGCTACAAGCGGAGATTTAGCCGGACTTGATGCAAATGGAAATATCACAGATAGTGGAGTTGCATCAAACATCTTTCCGTCAACCGCTACATCGTCAAACAAGTTAGCGACAATGGCTGATGTAGGAAGTGGTGGGCAAACGATTCAGTATGATACCATGCCTACCGCAAGTAGCGAGAACGAAGACGATATTATTCAGTATGTCGGCGCAACAACGCAAGATTACACCAACGGCTACTTCTATAAGTGCGTAGCACAAGGTACAGAGCCGGAAACTTACGCATGGGAGGCACAGCCTGTTCAAGAAGGTGGTGGCGGTGCTGATAGTCGTATCGGAGAAGAAATTACAGATATAAATGTCGAAAAAGACAATGGCGTAAATAGACTGTACATCAATATCAACCCGTCAAAAGTTTATTCAAAATTTGGCGATTGGAATAGTATGACGGATTTCTTAAAAAGAGAAGTAAAAGCCGACAGTTCTACTCCGCAAACCTCAACCCACACGGCTGAAACGGATGAAAAAGTTCTTGCCGTATGTTGGAGCAAAGTAGGTTCAGGTAGTGACAATGGCGACCAGCCGGTATCTATGACAACAACAGGTGAATTTGCCTCCACTCCGTTGATTTGGAAAACTAGTGATTCTGATGAGGAATACAAAGCCGCTGGTGGTTTTGGTTTAGCACAAGCAAGTCTATCCGCTGGCGAATCAATTACTGCAACATCTGGTGTGCGTGCTGCCGCTGATCCAATATTTGGATGTTTTTACTTTTTACCAATGACATCATTTGCAACTGCGGAAATAGTACACACTAACGCTATTGACAGCCATAACCCACATAATTATACCATTCCTTCTAACGGGCATTATTTGTGTGTATGCGCAGGGTTTGGTTATTATACAGGCGGTGGAACAATACAATTTAATGATATTGAATTGAACGATGCGGTGATTGAGAATCAGTATGCAAGTTCTACAAACACACCTCAATTTGCAATAGCCGAATTTGTAGCAAAACAAGGTGATGAACTTGAAGTATCTTATACAATGACAGGACACATAAGAGCCGCTTGTTTCTTGTTAAAATTAACCGAATCGAGTACACAAGAAACTAAAGTTGAACTTGCAAGAAAAGATGAGATTGGTGGCGGTAGCACCATTCCAAAACTCACATCAGCAGACATTGAGGAAATCAAGTCACAATGGAATCCATCTGGTGGCGGTGGAGGAGGTTCGTCAACACATGAATATTCAACAGATGAACAAGTAGTTGGCAAATGGATAGACGGTAGTGACTTGTATGAAAAAACCATACATATAACCACATCCGTTACTTCCGGTGCTACAATAGCAACGATTGATTCGTTGAATGAAATATGTTTTGCACAAGGAACTTTCAAGACAAGTAATGGATTTACAAGAATAATTGGATATAATGATGGGGCGCAGTATATGACAGTTTATGCCGACGCTAATGCTATAAAAGTAATATTTACAGGTGTTTTTGCGAGTGGACAACCTATCACAAGTATTAAATTGCTTGTTCAATACACCAAAACATCATCATAATAGGGAGGTGATATAATGACAGAAAACGCATACGCTGATGGAAATCAGATTAAAGATATAGTCAAGTATATGAGTGATAATTGTGATGGCGGTGGAGGTGGTTCGTCAGAAGTCATTTATTCGCCAGAAGAACAAGAGATAGGCGAATGGAGAGAAGAAATAGATGATGTGTTAAAGAAAAAACCCTTGTATCAAAAGACATTTCTTGGCACATTTACGGCAACAACTAATGTTGTATCCACATCAGATTTAAGCATTGAACGATTGGTAAATTATAGTGGAACACTTCTAGGTGCGGATGGCTATATTATCAATATCGAAAGAGCGTATAGTACAATCTCTCAACACTTTGTAGATGTTTTTACAAACCCATTAAAGACAGAAATGACTATCTCGGTTGGAAGTTATTATTCAACTGGAACAAAAGAGTATAATCTTACAATACGTTACACAAAATCAACTGACGCTTGGGAGAATGCATAAAAATGGATGAGCTTGACCTAATAACCATTCAATATGAAGTTATAACATCAAAGCTTATATACGATAATTGTAAAACTATGGAAGATGCAAGGAAGATTGCACATTATATTAAAGAAAACGAAAATACTGATGTTATAATTAGAGAAGTAAAGAGTTATTGGTATAATAAGAAGTAATAATGGTTAGCGAAAATGAAGTTATCAAGAAATATCCTCAATACAAAGCAGAAATTGATGAAATACTTGGTATTGTGGGATAATCAACAGACCAATGGCAAACATCATAACAAAATAGGGGTAGCAAAAAGCTACCCCGGTGTGGAATCAGGACAATTTCTTCTCGATTGCGTCAAGCCTATCGCATATTTCGGCTACACCTTCGAGAGTAATACGCGTGAGGTCGTACAGTTCATAGAACAATGCTTGATCCACAGACTTGTTCTTGTATCTTACGTCCTCGATGCGCTCCCTGATTTCCTGACGCTCTTCGTCAGAATATTCGTACATTGTTGTCACCTCCCGTTTGAAATTTATTGAACGAGAGATATTTTATCATTTGAAAACTTTAATACAAGACTTGAATTTCAAGTCAAAATATGATATAGGAAGGAGATTTCTTATGGCTGTTACAGTAAAAGACTTTTTGAAGTTGTTTCGTAATCCGCAAGTCGTAGTAGACATTGTGGATATGGGTGATGAAAGTATCGCCAGAGTAAACGCAAACGGAAAAGACATTCTGAAAGACGAGATTTCCGGCAGAGAGATTTACGACATTAAGATTATGAATGCACAGAATGTAAAGGTTATCGTTACGGAGGTTGAGGAAGTAGTTGATTCTACGACAGACCCGGCAACTGATCCGGCTACAGACCCGGCTGATCCGACAGGTACGCCGTGATGGATTTTGACGATATAAATAAACTAGGCAAACCGTACAAGAATCGTGCCGTTTCGTATGATGAATACTTCGAGCCTATGGACTTGACGGACGAGCAGAAAGAAGAACGTGTTTCGTTTTCGGAAGATGCCGAAGATACAATCATGTTCATACTCGCTCTTATTTCCGTTATGAGTGGCTTTGATAGCGTAGACGAAGATTATCTCACAGAAACGCTTACAACGTCTTATTTGGGCGTTATAGGGGCGTATACGGGCATAGATGAATACCTTGAAATATATGCTTCGGAATTTGCGACAGATTTCATCGGAACGACACTTGAAAATATCGAAGATATTTGGTATTTATCAAACGACAGAGCGATGTTTAACGCCGAGAACGAAGCAAATACGGTGTTGAACTATAAAGACTATGTAAATGCGATTGCGTCAGGCAAAACCATGAAAACATGGATAACATTCGGAGATAGTCGAGTGAGAAAGACGCATCGTGCTGTCGATGGTAAAACGATACCGATTAAGGATTTGTTTGAAGTCGGCAAGACATTTATGAGATTTTCAAAAGATACCTCGATGGCACAGAATCATCCAGAAGAGATAATTTCTTGCAGATGCTCCGTCGAGTACAATTAGTAAATTAGAGCCTTTTCGGAGGCTCTTTTTTAATACAAATTTGGCAGAGAAGCCATAAACCGCAACTTTTGCTCACAGAGAAGTGAGGGTAATAAAACGCAGAAAGGAACAGGTAAACACAAATGAAACAGGAAAAGGAGTTATTAAAGTACAACTTGCAGATGTTCGGTGAGGACGATTCGAAGGAGGTTGAATCAACACAAGATGCTGATGAAACCAAGAAAGAGGACGTTAAACCGAAGGACGAGCAGAAAGCAAAGAAATCCGAGGACAAGAAAGACGAATCCGTTGATATGCAAAAGCTAATGACAGATTATGCCAAGCTGAAACGGGCGTTTGACAAGACTTCATCGGAACTTGCTGAAACAAAGAAGTCTTTGAAAGAAAAAATGACCGAACAGGAAATTGCAAGCGCAGAGAAAGCAGAAGCCGAAGCTGCCGAAGCGGAGCGTGTTGCTGGACTTGAAAGAGAAAACAAAATTTTCAAGGCTACCGCAACATATCTTGGAATGGACTATACCGAGGACGAAGCAAAGAGAATGGCTGTTGCAGAGGTTGATGATGATTTCGAAACCCGTACAAAAATTATGAAAGAGGTTGAGGCAAGGAAAATGAAAGAACTTGAAGCCAAGTTCTACGCCGACAGACCTGACATTAACGCCGGGAATGGTTCTGATGTGCTTACCAAGGAGAAATTCGACCAGATGGATATGGTCGAGAGATCAAAGTTACGCGCAAGCGATCCTGACGCATACGAGCGTTTCATTGGACGCAAGCAATAAAAAACACACTTACCATAAGGAGGTAAAAAGAAATGGCAGATACTAATATCACACTTCTGTCGGATTTGATTGATCCGCAAGTAATGGCAGACGAGATTGACCTTAAACTTATCGACAAGGTTCGTTTCGCACCGCTGGCAACTATTGACAATACTTTGCAAGGTCGTGACGGTGATGAGCTTTCCTTCCCGTACTACGGCTACGTTGGGGCTGCCGAGGATGTGGCAGAAGCCGGAGCAATCCCGATTCGCAAACTCACAACTGACGTAAAGAAAGTAAAGGTTTCCAAGATTGGTATGGGTATTTCCTACACCGACGAGGCACTTCTTTCTGGACACAACAATAATATCGCTGCCGAGGCGACAAATCAGATCATCACATCTATCGCTGATGGCGTAGACAACAAGTTCCTTGCTGAAATGAACACCGCAGAGGTTTCTTCTGATATTACAAGCAACGGAAATGTTGCAAATGACATTATCGACGGTGTTATGCAATTTGGCGAGGACATGGACGGAGATAAGGTTCTTGTTGTTCCGACTTCTCTGTATGGTCGCATCGTTAAGTCTGGTGATTGGATTCCGAATACCGACGCTGGTGCAGACATTATCATTCGTGGTTCACAGGGTAGTATCGCCGGGTGTCAGGTTGTTATCTCTAACCGTCTGAACGGTCTGTATGAGTACACCGAGGTTGCAGAGCCAGCCGTTGCAGACATTGGAACTTACTACGAGAAGGATATGTTTGCGAAGTACACAAAGACCACCGATGTTGCGATTGATCCTGAAAAGACTTACTACACTCGTGAATCTGTTGTTGGTAAGTCAGGATTCATCGTTAAGCCGGGCGCACTTCGCCTTGTACGCAAACGTCAGACACTTGTTGAGTTTGACCGCGACAAGCAGACACAGACAAACTATGTATTTGGTTCGGATATTTTCGCACCGTACCTGTACGACCAGACAAAGATCGTGAAACTGAACATTCTGTAATTCACGATGGAGGATAACCTATGGGAATGATGACACATAGGCATAGACGAGAGAGGGAGGCAAGGTATTTTGCCTCCCTTAAATCCTCTAATGCCAAAAGGAAACAGCCGAAGGTGGAAGCACCGAAGGTTGAAGTAGAAACCGCTCCTGTTGATGTTGTCGAGGAAGAAGTAAAAGAGGAATCTAATTCTTCCTATACAAAGTCAGACATTAACAGAGCAAGTACCGCTACCCTGAAAGAGATTGCATCCGAGGTTGGAATCGAGGATGCGGAAGAAAAAACAGGTGGCGAGTTGAAAAAACTCATTATCGACAAGTTAGGATTGTGATAACTATGAAAGAATACAGAGCAATAGAGTATTTTACGGATGCACAGGACAACGACTATCCGTATATCAAGGGCGACAAATACCCTAGAGAGGGGTTTAAACCGTCCGACGAACGAATTAAGGAACTTTCCACCCCGTTTAATGCCAGAAAACTTGCGGTAATTGAGGAAGTAAAACCGCATAAGGATAGGATCGAGGACGAAAATGACCGTTGAAGAAATGAAAGCAGCCATAATTGATGAATTGCGCATTGAATTACAGGGAGATTCTGCCTTTTCGGAGGAAATCTTGCGTGTAAAGGTTGATAGCGCGGTTCGTGAAGTCAAGAGGGCAAGACGCTATCCAGAACATTACACAGAATCTATGATTGAGAGAGATTTGTTGGATTTCTTTTCAAACATTAAGGCTATTGCGCTCTACGATTACAATCAAATTGGCATCGAGGGTCAATCTTCGTCCTCTGAAAATGGGGAGAATCGTACATTTGTTGATAGGAACACTCTATTTCGTGGTGTAATACCGTTTGCAAGGTAATAGAGTTATTTATTATTTGAAAAGGCGGTATAATCATGTGGGAATCAGTAGAGAGATTAGTTCAAAGTGGTAAGGGATGGTTTGTTCTCATTATTATTGCGCTTGTAATTTTTGCCGTTCGTCAAGGCTATATGAAAGTCAAGACAGAGAAAGTGATGATTGGCAAGGACTTTGGCGAAAGAGAACGTGCAATCCTCAAAAACCAGATAGAGTATGCTTATCGGATGTGTACCGGGTTTATAAACGAAGTGCCTAGATTTGATGGATTTGACGAGTTTCAAGCAAAATACATCATTGAATTGTGCTATGACGAGCTAGTTAAGTGGATTTACTTCAATCATATAGAAGCGAAGAATGGTTACATCGAGAACAAGCAAGATATTATTTGGAGTATTATTCAGACTAACGTATCTCATAAGAAGTTATCGTCAGAACAGTTCAGGAAGCAAGTAAACGACAAACTTGCACATATCATTGAGCATTTGGTGTTTATACGAGAGGAATACAACTAATGAGAACGTGTAGGAAGAACAAGCAAAGATTGATGTACGCCTTGTATAAGGGTGTTGCAGAGCCGGAAATTGTGACAGACAGGGATGGAAATCCTATGTTTGACGATGATGGCAACTATATTTATGACAGTTCTTCTACATCCGACATTTTGTACGATGATCCTGTTCCATTTTTCGGCAATATTGCTTTTTCAAAAGGATCTGGTGAAGCTGACGGAGAGGCATACGGAATATCGTTATCGGAATATGATAGCACCTTGATAATGATTAAGGGAGAAATTCCGATTAATGAAACATCTTTGATTTTCAAGGATAGTACGCCAGAATATGACGATAATGGCAATTTGTTACGAGATAGTGCTGATTTTACCGTTATTAAAGTACAACCGTCATTAAATACGATCATTTACCTATTAAAGAGGATCGTGAAAAATGCGTAAATTCAAATCAAGTTTATCTCCGGCAAGTCTTGATAGGCTTGCTTACGACTTTAAAAACTACGTCAATTCGCTTGATTACAAGTGCGAATTGCTTGTAAGACGCTTGATTGAGGAAGTTGGAATAAAGGTTGTCCAAGAGAACGTAAATGCGTTCAAAGGAGATAGTGAGAAATCCTATAACACCTATTTCGAACTTCACAGATACCCAAACAAGGGCGCATTTGGGAAACTCGTAGTAGAAAATGAGGACATTCTGTTTATCGAGTTTGGTGCTGGTATCTATTATAATAACGGAAACGCACATCCGCAATCCAAAGATTTTGGCTATGGCGTAGGCACATATCCGGGGCAGAAAAACGCTATAAACCCCGGTTATTGGTGGTATCAAGACGATGATGGCACTTTGCGGTTTTCTCTTGGTACAGAGGCTACAATGCCTGTTTACAAGGCTTACGCAGAAATGATAAGCAAGGTAGGAATAATTGCAAGAGAGGTATTCGGAAATGGATGATTTTTGGTACATGAAGGTTGAGAACATCGTTTTTGACCGAATTAAGAAGAAATCAAGCGAATATCTGTCAAAGTACAAGGACATAAACTTCACATCAGAAGAAATTGTGCAGATTCCTACAAAATTTCCTTGCGTTGAAATCAGAGAATTAGAGGGTATCGAAAGAGGTCAAACATTAGAAGGTGATGCTGTTTGCGGTTATCTTTCAACATTTCAAGTCAATGTGTATTCAGAGAAATCGAAACAGATTGCAAGGGATGTAATGGAAGAAGTAATCAGCCACTTCAAGAAAGATTTGCACTTTGATTTGGTAGCCATGCCTGTTCATTCGAATATAGGCGATTTACACCGTTATTCTGCTAGATGTAGGCGAGTGATAGGTGCTGGTGATAAAATCTAAATTAGGGGCAAAATCGGGGCAAATACAGCCTCGTTTGCAATACAAAGACAATGAGAACTCCTTGTGGGTTCTTTTTTGTTGCAACAAACACTAATTCCATAAGGAGGTTAGAAAAATGGCAGATGTGCAAACAACTGTACCGGGCGTGTCAACCGTAGGTGTTCGTCTTGCGTATTGTGCAGATATGGACACATGGAGCGCACCGTCAGCTTCGGCTATGACACTTCTCACTCGTATCAATCAGGCTGGTGCTGTTTCTCTTGATGTTCAGGAGATCGACGCTTCGGCATTGGAAGATTCGATTACGAAGTACATTCCGGGTAGACAAGACCCCGGTGGCGATTGGACGGTTACGATCAATGCGACCGACGCAACCATTACCGAATGGGAAACCATCAAGGGTACAAAGAAGGTATTCGAGGTTTATGCGCCGGATTTGTCAAAAGCGTTTTGGGTTCGTGCAGCCGTACCGCCTGTTATTGCTAGTGGCGAGTTTGGACAGAACTCACTCAAAACGATCGAGCTTACATTGACACTTGTTGATGTATTCGGTTGGCAAGACAAGGTTACACCGAGTGTATAAATCGCACTCATATATGGGGGTTATCTTCGGATGCCCCCATTTTCTTTTTATGAAAACACAAACGGGAGGATAACACAATGAAAGAGATTAAGGTTGGAAGCAAGAAGTATAAACTTCAATACGGTTACGCTGTAGTAGCAAAAGGTGGCATCGTAAAGAATCTTCTTGAAATGCAAGATATGTTGGATAATTCAGATGGAGATATGTCCGGCGTTATCGAGAAGATCATGGGAACGCTTGACGAGTTGCTTTTGGCGGCTTTGCAGAAACATCATTCAAATGAGTTTGGATATAGCGTTCGAACAGGAAATGGACACGATGAAGCCTTGGAAAAGGTCGATGACTTGCTTGACAAGTATTTTGAAGATGAAAACAATGATCCGTTGGCTCTGATTGCCGATCTTTCGGAAGAATTGGAGAATAACGGTTTTTTACGCCAGCTTCTACGGGGAGCAGATCAGACGAACGAGTAGAATCGTCAAACATCTACGTTTCTTCCGTAGACATAAAGAAACAAAAGGAATGGAGTTGGGAATACTACGAAGAAGAAGTAATCCCGTTCTGTCTGTTTATCACAAAAGGTTACGGATTTTCGATTGCTGACATAGATTATTCATGTCCGAAAGAAATGGAGTTCTATGAGAAAGCCTATCAGCAAGAGATAGAACAGCATGACTTGAAAGCATGGTTATCTGGCAGATATACCTATATCGCATTTGCATCTGTTCTCTCACAAGCGTTTAGCAAGAAGGGAGAAAAGACAAGCGATTACCCAGATAAACCGTTTACACAGCAGACAGAAACCCATGAAATGACAAAAGAAGAATTTGACGCTTTACCGCCTGACGAGAAAGAGCGTGTGATTATGCAAGTAATCGAGAATGCTATGTCAGGAGCGGTAGAGGGTTTCAAGAAAAAGAAAGAATCAGAGGGTGGCAAAAATGGCTGATGCACAAGTTATAGATCAGTTAGCGATAGAGATTACGTCCAACGTCAAGAATGAAGCGAAATTAAAGCGTTTCTCCGAGGCGTTAGACAATCTAGCCACCGTTTCTCACCGTGTCAACACGAACAATTTGCAGACAACCGCCTACAATGTAAAGACATTTGCTAGTGCGTTAAACGGTATTAAGACCAACGATGTAAAGAACTTTGCAAATGCAATTCATCGTTTGTCGCAGATTAAACCTACAAATGTCGGCGGTTTGGATGCTATGTCTAAATCTCTGATAAATCTTACTCATTCCGCAGCAAGCACAGAAGGATTGAATCGCCTTGTAAATTCACTTGCTAGGCTCTCTAACGCCAAAATAGGCGGTTTTGACGCTAACAAGTTTACCCAGATGGCAGATTCTCTCGTTAGTTTCACTCGCACTATGTCCGGCATAGGTGATGTTGACGGTGGAATTGTGCGTCTTGTCAATGGTTTGGCTAAACTTGGCGATAGCGGATCGAGAATGAAAGTCGCAACAAACGAATTTCCGAAGTTTGGTCGCAGACTTACGCAACTTGTAAAGGATTTAGCGAGTGCTGGCACAGTACAGAAATCAACCGCAGACCTTGTAACAGCTATAAGTTCTTTGGCAAATGCCGGAAAGAAAGCCGGGGAGGTTACAGGTAGCCTTGATAAGTTTGGGGATGCCGTAGTACGTCTTGTGAAGAAGTTGCAAGGCGTAGGAAATGTAAACGGCAATCTTGCTAATACAATACTTGGACTTGGCAATTTGGCGCAAAGTGGCGTTAAAGTCGGCGGTTTCATGCAACAGACTTCAAGCCATGTGTCAAATCTTGGTAGTAACCTGAAAAGAGTAGGATCGGTAGCATTGAGAATTATCAACCCGTTCAACTCTTTCGGCGATAAACTGGGAAAAACAAAAGTACAATCAAATGGATTAGCAAGTTCTATCGGACTTCTTTATGCGAAGTTCTGGATGCTTATGCGTGTGATTCGTGGTGTAGGCAAGGCGACGGGAGCAGCACAAGACTATATCGAGGCGTTCAACTACTTTAATGTAGCTTTGCAGAAAATTGGTGACGATAGCAAGGAACAGTTTAAGCGTTTTGGATATGATGACGCTGAAACGTATGCTGATAGTTTTCAGGACAGATTTACCGACCTTCAAAAGAAGATGACGGGATATGATGTTGATTCAAGAACGGGCGACCTTACCTTTACGGGCGATCGTAACCTTGGTTTGAATATCAAGGACGTTATGGAGTATCAGGCGCAGATTGCGCAGATCACGAACTCGACAGGTCAGCTTGGCGAAGTTTCCATCATGGCAAGCAAGGCTATGTCAATGCTTTCTGCCGATATGTCCTCGTTGACAAATACAGACCTTGTGCAAGTACAAGAGAACTTTATGAGTGCCTTAAACGGGCAGACAAGAGCCGTATACAAGTACGGCATCAACCTCACAAGTGCGTCATTACAGCAAATCGCATATAATCACGGAGTAAATGAATCGGTTGCCAAACTTTCAATGGCATCAAAACAGCAACTTCGTCTTATTGGTATGTTGGAGCAATCCAAGGTGGCATGGGGCGACCTGAATAGAACATTGGATCAGCCAGCTAACCAACTTCGCAGACTTCAATCAGGGTTTGCTAACCTTGCTAGGACGATAGGAAGTCTGTTCTTACCACTTCTTAATGTGGTATACCCGGTTTTGAATGCTATCGTGATGGTATTGCAAGAGTTCTTCGGGTGGATTGCTAAACTTGTTGGCGTGAAAATGCCTGATATGTCTAGCGCACTAAAAGCACCTGACTTGTCAACGCCAGCGGAAGATGCCGGAACACTTGCAGACAATACAGGCAAGGCTGCAAAGAATGCGAAGAAATTGAATGATAACATTCAAGGATTCGATGAAATCAACAAACTTCAAGCCGATAATGACGCATCTGGAAGTGGTGGTGGAAAAGGTGGTAGTGGTGGTCTTGGCGACATTGACTTATCGAAAGACATTCAAGACTTGCTCGACCAACTGAATAAGAAGTGGGAAAGCAAACTGTCAGACAAGGCTGCCGAACTTGCGAAGAAGATAAAGAAAGCACTTCTTGACGGTTGGAATAATGGTGGCGACTTTACCGACCTTGGAAAACGGTTTGGTAAATGGATCACAGACGGACTTAACAAGATTCCTTGGGCGAAGATTCGTGCAACCGTCAGAAAGATTGTGCGTTCATTTGCTACATTCATAAATGGTACATTCAAGGGCGCGGATTGGGAAGTTATCGGAAATACCGTTGCACAATCCTTAAATACGGTCGTAGATGCCCTTTACGAGTGGTGGAACACGATTGATTGGCTTGACCTTGGAACACGCCTTGCAAAAGGAATTAACAGCGTTATCAAGAACTTCGATTGGAAGAAGTTTGGCGGTATGCTTGGTGCAAAACTCCGAGGCATGATTCAGTTTGCGTTCGGACTTATCACAAACATAGATTTCAAGCAACTAGGTCAAAAGATTTCCGATGCAATCAACTCGTTCTTCGAAAAGATGAACAAAGTCGATCCTCGTACCGGGTTGTCAGGATGGGCTGAACTTGGAAAGACGATAAGTGACGGTGCAAAAGGAATCCTAGATACAATCCTTGAAGTGCTTGAAAAGGTGGATTGGAATGCCGTAGCAAAAGCGGTTTCTGATTTTCTAGGAC